GTAACTTCTTAAAAATCCTCTCAGCAACGCTTGTAGAGCAGGTAGCTTTATTTTTGTATCTGATAGGCCACCATTCAAGGATCAGTTGAGAATATTCCTTTAGGTCATCAGGTATTAATCTTCCGTTGATGGTTGGGTTGGCAAAGGGATCATTGGAAGGTTTAGCTCTTTTTCGCTTTTTTTCTTGAAATTTCATTTCCTCCCAGACAAGATTACGCATGTAATCAGATCTGTTCATGCCGTAGGCTTTTGTTTCGTCAATAAAAGTTGCCATCTCCTGATCAAGGAATACAGAAACCTTTATATCTTTCTTTGCACCCATGTGTTATTAATACTTCTAACTGACAGTAAATGATATCTAATTATATGTCAAGCAGTAGTTATGAAAAATTCTTCTCTATATCCTAATATAAGTATATTATATATATATTATTATTATAAATATATAACTACGTTTATAAGTATATAAAGTATTTAATATATATATATTATTAATAAATATATTTATATACTTTTATTATTCTTTTTCTTTTTGGTTCTTTTTCTTTTTCTTAAGTCACTTTTTATTCCATTCATGATATATTAATATGTCATAAATATTTACAGTTATGTCAGTTATCTGATATATAATGTGTATAGTC